TGAACATCAAGTTCAGCACCCTTTGGTTGCTCAAAGCGCAACATCATTGGTGAACCATCACCCTGTTCCCACAAGTGGGCTTCTTGGGTGTTACCAATAATGATGACATCTTCGTTCGTTCCAGCACCGTTGGTTGTGATCACATTGGCATCAGTGATGACAGGCAAGCCTGCAATCGTGTAACCAGAGTTGCCATATACAACTGAACCCTGTCCAACAGCAACGCTGTTGAAGTTTCCGTTGCCTACTGGAACTGCCAATGGGCGGTTGGTGGTGTCAAGTGCTGACAGAATCCAAGCCAAACGGCGTGGGTGCATCAGAATAAAGTTTGGTCCGGCGAAGTAGTTGGTCTGGATTCGCTGCACAGCATCCAACAGTTTTGGATACAACTCAGCAACAGATGGTGAAGCGTCAGTGTAGGTGACAACCTGCGAGATCACATTGGTTAGTGATGTTGCGCTGGTGGTTACAAACAATGAATCAAGGTTGGTGTTGTATGCAGAAACAAGATCTGCCATCACCAATGAATCAATGCCTGTGCCACGCTCAAGAGCCTGACGGCTCACATTCTGCTGACCAGCAACAGTGACTACCGAAACATCAAGTTTGGTGTCATCCATGTTGGTTTCAGAAACTGCTGCACCTTCAGTTTGTACTGCGGTGCTTGAACCAGTCGTGACCTTGCTGATGCTGATGGTCAAACCTGAATCAGGGAGTTGATGCTTGCGAGCAACATCCAAGAACGGGCGACCTGCACGGGCGAATGGTGCAGCCAAGTCGGTGAGGAATTGTGGAACAACCAAGCCAGCGAAGTTTGCGCTGGTTACATCACGGCGTTCAATTTTTTCCTCTTGCATATGGCGTGCAAGACGCTCTTTTGCAGAGAAGTCGTTGTTGAACTGTGCAGCGTATGCGTCAGCAACAAACGAAACTTCAGCCTGTGGGCTGTAGGTGCGTGCTTCTGACTTGACTACTGCTGGTGCAACTGCTGCATCAAACTTCTTTTCCTTGCGGAGTTCTGCAGCCTCAGCCGAACGCTTTTCAAGTTCGCTGTGGGTTGCAATCTGCTCATCCAATGAACGAACCTCATCAAGTGCTGCAACAATTTCTGCATCCTGTTCTGGGCTGAGTTCACGGGCTTCTGCTTGTGCTGCTGCAACAATGGCATCTGCCTTTGCAAGCGCAGCATCACGCTTTTCAATAAGTGATTTACTAAATGACATATGACCTCCAAAGATCATCTGAGTTGAATGTGTGTTTTCCTTTCAGTGTTAGGAGGTCAGTGACCAATAAGGTCGGCTGTCTAACGGCTGCGAAGTTTCTGCAAAGCAACCTGATTTTTTCTCAGGCTCAAAGTAGAAACTGGTGCAACAGTAACAGGTGCATTTATCTTGCGCAACTCTGCCACCGTCTGCTCATATGCAGGGAAGGTCACAACGCTCACATCAAACAGTTGCACCTCACGAAGTTCACGAACTGAACGATCAGCGTTCCACGAATCCTTTACCGTGCGGAAAGCAAAACTCATTTGTGACAGATCGCCACGCTTCATTGCTGACATGATTCGTGCAGCATCCGGGTTCATTGGGTCTAGTTCTGCTTCAACACGCAAACCACGCTCATCTTCCTCAAGGGCAAGAGTTCCGGATTTGGATCGTGCTAATGGCACGCCTTCATGGTCAATGAGCAAACGCACATCAGCACCATCATTCAAAGTCTTTGAGAAAGCACCACGCTTAACAAACTCTGTGAAACCCATGTATTCAGATGGTGAATCCCAGATGGCTGCATAGCCAACAATCGTTCTGCCTTCATTCTCTGCACGAACCTCAAGATTGGAATACGCAATGCTGCGCTTCTCATCAATTTCAGTTGCTACCCATTGCACAAGTTCGCTCATAACTTTTCACCTTACTATTCGGAATCTAATCTTTCCACAACACGGCTTGCATATTCCTGCGCACGGCGTGCTGAAGCCTTGCTTGAACCACCACCCCACAACAACATTGCAACCAAACCAGCCGTGACTTCATCACCTTGCACAGCGTCTAGATCGTCAATATGTCGTGCAATCCACGCACCAATCTTGCGCCATTTCGCTTCACTAATCTGACCTGCAGCCATCTTGCGTGCATCCTCAACGGTCTGTGGAACAAGCCCATCCCCGGACAAACCCTGTTCATGCAACGCTAAACCACGCTTGGCTGAAGCACGCATGAACGCTGGTGCAGACAAATCAACTGCACGATATTCAGAATCTTCAACTTCTTCTTCTGGCTCATCCTCAAGTTCATCCTCAAGTTCATCTTCCATTTCATCAGCCTCATACGAAGCCTTTGCCTGCATCAGAATCGTTATCGCAGAATCAATGAACGCAACCATCTCATCATTGCGTTTGCTCATCTTGCGCTGACCCACTTCACCTGCAGGCTCTAAACCTTCTGACAAAGACTGTGCCACCATGCGATCTATCGCATCCTGTTTCGTGTCATAGCAAGCAAGTGTTGTTGCTGATCCGTCTGATTCAATCTTTACTGCAGCCCAATTAGAGCAATCAGATTGGTTTGCTGATATTCCATAGGGCATAGTTAATCCGTATCTGGCGTAAGTGTTCGTAGGTTTTCTGTACCTGATGCGACTATTGCATAAAGTTCCTCTCCATAAGGAAGCACAAACTCAAGTGGCGTGGTGTGTTTTTCTGTTGCCAATCCGTTTGTTGTTGTTACATCAGTGCCACCGACATAAACAATTCCGTTTCCAGTGACATGAAGGTACACAGTGCGTGTCAAATTATCTTTTGCAATCACCAATGATCTAGTGGTGGTAACTGTGTGCGCTGTTGATTTCATGATTACCTTTCAGGTGGGATTGCGTCTGAACCTAATGTTGGCAAGTCTCCACCTTCAACGCCAGCGATAGGTGCGCCAGCGACACCCATAATGAATTGATCTCCACCTTCATAAGGTTCACGGTTTTCAATCTCACGGGCTTCATTAGGTGTCATAGTTCCAGACATGATCTGTGATTGTTGCGCACGAACACGGGTCATTAAATCTGCACGCAGGAACTCTTCCGGATTGAAACGAACCGATTGTGGGCGTGGCAACATTTCACTAAAGGCTGATTCCAAACGGCGAACCCAACCAAGAAGTGTGTACTTGAAGAACGCTGAACCCAATGCCTCAATGTTTTGGTAGGTCTGTGAATCTCCACCTGTGCCAATGATTAGGTGTAATGGGATGCGATACACACGGGCTATGTCACGAATGATTGATTCTTTGTGTTCCAACATTTGCATATCGGCTGCACTTGTTGTGATGCTGCGCCACTTCAAACCACCTTGCAACACGGCAGGCTTTCTGTGTTTGTAGTGTGATTCAACCCAATTATCCCGGATCTGCCGTGCTTGCTCTGTGGTTAGTGATCCATCTGTTTCTAATACTGATGATGGGGTTGCGCCTTCACCGTAGAACTGTGCAAGGAAACGATCCATTGCGAGACCCATGCCAACTGTGTTGCGCATAGTTTCCAACGGGCTGATACCACGCAACTGATTCGGCAAGATAGCCCAGTGAATAGCACGAACATCTTTGCTGCTGTACTGGACTTTGCCCAAGTCGTAGATCAGTTCACCTGTGTCTGTGACTGCAATTCCTTTGACAGCGTGGGGGTGAATATTTCGCATTTCAACGGGAAGTCCGTCTGCGCCTTTTGGTGCATAAATGTAGGCGTTGCCATGTAATGCAAGAGTGAGCATTGTTTGATGCACGAACTCAAACATATTTTGGTGGTCGTTTGGTTGCTGTAGGACTGATGGTGTTGGGAGTTTTTCAATTCTGCCTGCTCTTGTGCGCACCAGTTCTACTGGCATTGATGCAATGGAGTCAGCAAGGATAGTCACAGATGCAAGAACTGCGCTATGTGCAACAGCAGTAATCTCTGTGACGATTTCGCCTGACCAGTTGTTATACAACGGGCGTGCAGTTATCTGATACGGGTCAATGCTTGTTGGGAGCGCACGCTGTTCAGATTTTTTCCACAAACTCATGCTGCCAAGCCTCCACCGACTATCAAGAGAACACCTAGCACAATAACACCAATCGGAACACTAAAAGAACAGATACCTACTACAACACAAATTGCACCAACAAGTTCAACTGCTGTTGTGATTACTTCTCTAAGTTTCATGACCAAATATCCAATACTGATGGTTCTGCTTCTGGGGTTTCAGGTTTGCTTGTTGCACGATCTAACGCCATAACCATAGCAATACACGCATCAATCTTGCGTTTGCTTTTGCCTTTGGAAAGTGTCCAACCTTTATCGCTCATGCGTTGCGCTGCAGATAACACTTGGTCTGTGAAGGTTGGTGCGCCATCATGAGCAACCTTTTTGGCAACAATCATTTCATAAGCGTTACCGCAAGCAGGGATCATGCGTGCTGCTGACTGTGGAAAGGTCACAAGGTTCATTCCTTCATCAGAAAGGTATTCGGCTGAACGCTCAAAAAATGCAGGGTCATAAACGAACTCACGCACCTCATAGGTATTGTGCAGTTCTCGCAAATGGGCTTCCACTCCAGCGATATCAATTCCTTCCAGTTCCGGATTCCAAATCTTTGCCCGAACAACAACCCGATCCTCTTGCGGTTGAGCGACACAAACAGCAATCGTGTCACGCTTCAACGCCATATCTATCCCAACCCACACAGGCAAATCAGGATCAAGTTGATGTGTATGCGATACACATTGTTCCCATGCACCTGAAGGAAGCCATGATTCTTGGCTTCTAGTCCAGTTGTTCAAACGCCATCTGCGCACACTTGACTCTGCAGATTGTTTCACGGCTGCAGCCAAATCTTCAGGATCAAGCAAACCTTCAGCAAGGTTCGGGTTCGCTATCGCCCACGCTTTGCGATCATTCAAATCACAATCCTCAGGGGCTTCCCACCACCAAAACCCAAATGTCTCATCATCAACTTCACCTGCAGCAACCTGTTTCCCGTATTGGTACATTTGACCTGCAGGACTGTCCAAGTCAAAGCCTGCTGTTGTGATGCTGATGCTGATTGGTTCAATACGGTTTCCTGAACCCAACTGCATCTGGTCAAGTAGGTCACTGTTGGATTGTCCCCATACTTCATCAATTAGTGAAACTGATGGGTTCAATCCAGCCAGTCCTTTGACCTCGCTTGACAGCACACGAAACACAGAACCAAAACGGGGCATCTCAATAGCATCCCTGTAAATCTTTGCCTCAGCATTAAGCAACGGGCTGTTTTGGATTTGTTGTTTCGCTTCACCGAAAATAATTCGTGCTTGCTGTCTGTCGTTTGCGATTGCATAAATCTCTGAACCTGCTTCTCCACTGATCATGGTAAAAACACCAAGCGCAGACATCATCAAACTTTTGCCGTTCTTCCGGGGCAAACCTATGAGCGCACGGCGATAACGCAGCCTTCCAGTTTCATCATGACGCTCAAGCAAAGACTTCAACAACCACTTCTGCCAGTTAGTGAACTCAAGTGGCGAGCCAGCACGAAAACCTTTCAACACCTGAAAGTGTGCTTCAGCAAACGCAATCAGTTCATCACCGTCAGTTTGCAAATACTTTCTGGGCGTATAAAACGCAGGCTTCCACTTATTTTGAGGATGCACGCTTTTCGGCAATGCGCCTGTGGAGATCGCTGAACTCATGCTGCTTCACTTCCCCTGTTCCTAACAGTCCTCGCTCTGATGGGGTGAATCCTATCTGACCAAGCAAAGTGATTATCTGCCGATCAATTTCACGCAACGCTCTACGATCACGCCACGCATCAGGATTCTGTTGCAACCTCACACGCAACCTTGTGCGTTCCTCAGTTGCCTCACACAACATCAACACAAGTTCAGTATCCATCTGCTGCTTCAACCAGCCTGCG